GATGAACCACAACAGTCCGTAAGTAGTAAACAAACACAAGAAAAAAGTAACACTTCAGAACAAAATAATGAAAAAACACAAAAATAGGCGTCACCGAAGCCAGTTACTTACTTGATGTAACTGGCGTAGGTGACGCAAAAATAATCTAAAACCTAATAATAATTTGCTTTAGGTTAATTATTAGGTTTACACTTCGAAGAAGGTGAAATTTTGGCTCGAAAAAAAATAAGAGTTCGAGGACATCGCTTCAGCGATGCTCCTGCAATGTATATGAAAAGGACTAAGTTCGACCGTTCCCATGTTTATAAGACAACGTTTGATTCAGGTAAGCTCATACCTGTATTTGTTGATGAGGTTTTGCCTGGCGATACTACACGTATGTCTGTTAATTACTTCGCTCGTTTGGCTACTCCTATTAAGCCTATCATGGATAATATTTATCTGGACTGGTTTTTCTTTTTTGTACCAAACCGCCTTGTTTGGGAACACTGGCAGAATTTCTGTTTTGAACAGGAAGACCCTGATGATAGTACTGATTATGTCATTCCTACTGTTACTGCTTCTGGTAACTCTGAAAATGCCTATATAGGCTCTCTTTGGGACTATTTTGGCTTGCCCGTGAATACGTCTGGTAATTTATCTGGTATTAGCGCTCTTCCATTTCGTGGTGTATACCTCATTTGGAACGAATGGTTTCGAGATGAAAACCTCCAGAAATCCGTCAAGATTCAGAAAGGCGATACTAATGAAGTTTTGAATTCTACCCGATCTGCCGAGCAGCCTTCTTGGGTTTTCACGTCAGGTACCAGTATTGTTCCCGGCTTAGCCTGTCCGCCTCGTGGTAAACGTCATGATTACTTTACTTCTGCTCTTCCGTGGACACAGAAAGGACCTGGTGTTTCTATAGGTCTTGCTGGTACCGCTTCTATAGTTGATCCTTCGCCTTCGACTGGTTATCTGCTCCACAGCAATAGGTTGCAGCTTGCTGCTGTTTCCGCTTATGGCGGTGATGCTTCTTCTTCAGGCGGCCGTAGAATTGCACAAGGTAATGCATCTATTTCGTTTACCCGTAACGGTGATTCAGATTTTAGTACCGTAGGTGGTTTTGCTGGCAATACGAATGAGGCAACTGTTATGACAGCAAAGGCTGCTTCTGATTTTCTTGCTAAGGATTCTTATGTTGACTTGGATACTTCGAGCATCTTTACGATCAACAGTCTTCGTACTGCTTTCCAGATGCAGAAGTTTTATGAGCGTCTTGCCCGTGGTGGTAGTCGGTATACAGAAGTGCTTCGCTCTTTCTTTGGCGTAGTTTCTCCGGACGCTCGTCTTCAGCGCCCTGAGTTCCTCGGCTCTTTCACCAAAATGGTTAACGTTAATCCAATAGCTCAGACTTCTGCAACCAACGACACCTCACCTCAAGGCAATCTTTCTGCTTATGGTGTTACTGCCGCTAAGTTCCATGGTTTTACTAAGTCTTTTGTTGAGCATGGCTATATTTTCGGTTTTGTATGCGCTCGCGCCGATCTTACTTATCAGCAGGGTATCAATAAGATGTGGCTTCGTTCTACTGTTTACGATTTCTACTGGCCCACATTCGCGCATCTTGGTGAGCAGGCTATTGAGCTTCGTGAGATCTATGCTCAAGGTTCTGAAGCTGATAAAACTGTTTTCGGTTATCAGGAACGTTACGCCGAATATCGCTACAAACCTTCGCAGATTACAGGCAAGTTCCGTAGTTCTGTAACCGATGGTAACCTTGACGTATGGCACCTTTCACAGTTCTTCAATAACGCTCCTACTCTAAACGAGGAATTTATTATGGAAAATCCACCTATTGAGCGCATTGTCGCTGTTCCCAGTGAGCCTGAGTTCTTGCTTGACATAGGTTTTCGCTATACCACTGTGCGTCCTATGCCTATGTTTGGTACGCCCGGCCTTGTTGATCATTTCTAAAAGGAGCTGGTATCATGTCATGGCTTTCTAATACATTAGGCAGTGTTGCTGGTTCTGTATTAGGATCTGCAGTTCAGAATCATTACAATTCTGCTAATGCCGCACAGGCTAACGCGTGGAACGTTGAAAATTATAAACATCGTTATCAATGGGCTGCAGAAGATATGCGCAATGCTGGTCTTAATCCTATTCTTGCCGCAACTAATGGTATAGGCGGTTCTATAGCTGGAGCTTCAGCCGCTTCTGTAGGTATGAGTGATATAGGCTCTACTATGAATTCTGCTAAAGCCGCTAGTGCCGCTGAAAGGCAGGCTAAGAATGCCGAGCATCTTGCAATATCTCAAATTGATAAAAACGTCGCAGAAGCCGATTCTGTGCGTCAGAGTACCCATGGTACAGTTCTTCAGAACGGTATTCTTGCAAACGATCTAAATCTTCGTGAGCAGACTTATGAGAAACGCCTTGGTTACGAACTTGAGAAGATGAATTTGGAGCTTGAAAACCTTCGTCTTCAAGGTTCTTACCTTAGCTCTGGTGTTTTGAATAATATTGCTTCTGCTAATCGTGCTAATTCTGCCGCCGCTTTTGATAATATTCAAACTGAAATGGCAGGTATGGAACGTGATTTCTATAAGAATATTGAAAGTCTTACAGGTGCTCCTAGATCTGTCGCTAGTGGTGTTGGTTCTACTGTCAAAAATGTTATAGGCTTCCTCGGAGGTCGTTACTTTGGAAGGAGATAACTTTTATGTCTAATAAAACTACTATGATTCTTACTTTTATTGTTTCTGTTGTTGTTCCCTTTATTCAGGAAGTTGTGGATCTAATCGAAGCTCTGAAAGGTAAAGCTTCTTCGAATACTGTTACTGCTAAAAAGGTTGCCTCGGACTTTCAATCTGATGTTGCGCAACTTGTTGAGCCAGTTGCTAATAAGAATGATTCTAAAAAAACTAGCCGTTTTTTCGGTTCTTGGAGGGATGCTAAATGAGAAGGCGTCGCTTATCTAAACGAGGTTCTCGCCGTCTTTTCCGGCGTACCTCCAGATCTCGTCGTAGAAATTTTAAAAGAGTAGGACGAGGTGGATTTAGGATTTGACATTCTGACTTAATCCTGATACAATCGGTACAGGTGATTGATATGGTTTGTTATAATCCTATTCTTATGTACCCAGTTGAGGGAGCGATTACGAAAAATGGAAAACAACATTATAGTTTTTACGGTAGCCTTGCCTCTCACCCTGAGCTTGCTGGCGATAGCCGTTTCATTCGTTGTTCTTGTAAACAATGCATCGGTTGTCGTCTCGAAAATAGTAGACAGTGGGCTGTCCGTGCTGTTCACGAAGCCCGTTCTTCGTCTTCTGCTTATTTCGTTACTTGCACTTTTGACGATTATCATTTGCCACGTGACAAAAGCTTAAGCAAGAAATTTCATCAGACTTTCATGAAAAATCTTCGTCGTGAGTATGGCAGTGGTATTCGCTTTCTCGGCTGTGGTGAATATGGTGAACTTCATGGTCGCCCCCATTATCATTACATCTTGTTTAATATTGATTTTGATGACAAAATTTTTCGGTTCCGTACAGACGGTTATAATACTTATACTTCTTCTCGTTTTGCCAAAGTATGGAAATACGGTATGCATCTTATTGGTGAGTTTAGCTTTGATTCTGCTGCCTATGTCGCTCGCTATATAGTTAAAAAACAGACAGGTAAAGACGCTCCTTCTCACTATAAAGGTCGTATTCCTGAATTCATGGTTGCTTCCAATCGTCCTGGCATAGGTGCTAAATGGCTCGAGGAACATGGTGAAGAATGTTATGCCAATGATTATGTTGTTATCAACGGCAAAAAGATGCGTCCTCCTCGTTATTACGACAAAAAATTTGATGAAACGCATCCTCACTGGATGGAGTTTATTCGTAATAACCGTATTGAGAAGATGCTTCATAATCTGGAGAACAATACTTTTGAGCGTTTGGTTGATCGGTGCCGTGTTCAGGAAGGTAAGTATAAACATTTTCTTGGCAGAAAACTTGACAAGGTATTGTGACTGTGTTATCATTAATTCAGAAACGAGGTGATGCTTATTAGTGAATTTAAAGCTGTTGAACTTTTTCTTCGTGAGCGTGGTATGTCTTTTAACTTTCTCTTTCGCGGTAGTAAATATGCCGCTTACTGTCTAAAGCCTGATGGTTTTAGGGTTATTCGTCTTGATAATGAATATTTTGTTGTATCATCTATGACTTATCTTACGATTCGTAGGTATCTAATTGCGTTTAGAAAAGGAGATGGTTCCGCTGAGACTTTATTCCATTTATGATTCTAAGGCTGAACAGTTCAGTCCTCCACAGGTTTACCACAATGATATGCTTGCTCTGCGAGCTTTTGAAGGTATAGTTAACGATGATAAAATGCTTATTAAAAAGTATCCTGAAGATTTTACTTTGTATTATGTTGGTAATCTTGGTGACGGCGACGGTCGCTATTACGTTGAGAATTGTGACGAGTCCCGTATTCCTGTCATGGTTGGTCGCGCCATAGAGTATGTGCAGACTGTTGACAATGATTCTGCTAAATGATAATCTAATAAAGAGCGTATCAGAAAAAGGACGATCTCACGGAGATCGCCCTTTTTTTGTACGCCACGCCCGCCGCGTCTAGGCGCCTGCGAAAGGAGGTGAAACTATGAAATTTAAGACAGCTTATGATCCTGTAGAAGAACATGATCATTGCGGTATTGAGTTTACCATGCCCTCTCTTACCGTTCAGGACGAGAAAGATGAAACTGATATTAACTACATCGTAAATAAGTATGCAGACGGTCAGAAAGGTATCATGACTCTTGATCTCGGCGATAGTTCGCAATACGCTTATCTGCAGTTCGGAGATGCAACGCTTCCCGGTGACTACAGTACAGCTCTTGAGCTTGTGTCCGGAGTTCGTGAAGAATTCTACAGTTTACCCGCTTACGTTCGAGCTAAATTCGGTCACGATCCTATGAATTTCATCGACCGTTTGAATGATCCTGCAACGCTCGAATATCTCCAACAACAAGGTCTGTATGGTAGCAAATATACCTTTGATGAACCACAACAGTCCGTAAGTAGTAAACAAACACAAGAAAAAAGTAACACTT